GCCAACCCCGGGGTCTATGGTTTCTAACCCCACTACTTAGGAGGATTATGATTTATCGGTTTGTAGAAAAACCTCATCATTCATCTTCTTCCGTAGCGGGCCTGACCACGGATCTCAATGGAGCGATTCCATATCGCTACATTGAGTATTACGTGACTCGTCGATTGTATCAACTTGCTATGCAGGATGATTTAGTCTTCGAGTTTGGGTCAGGAAGGGACCGAACAGATCCAGGTCTACCGGAAGCCTACGGGCCTACGGTGTATCTGCATGATCTTCGTTCGGTTTTAAGCGAGATTGAGAACATGGAGTCATAAATGCCGAATATCAACTGGTCCGATTCCCGAGGCATGGCTCGTACTTATGGTACGATGTATGGCTCGGGTGGGGGCACTTCAGCCCCCGATGGAACAGGCGTTATCGTCAAGACTTCACGAACTCGCTCGGGTGGAAAACACTCGAGAGCGGCTTATCTCGCTTATAAAGAGGCAGGTGCAATACCCTCTAATGTCTTAACCGACCATCAGAAGTATTGTAAGAGCCCTGTCGATCTACGTTCCCGTACTCAACCTGGAGTGTGGTGGGGTCTCGATGGTAAGAAAACCACCGGTACCTACTTTGCTCTCGGTCCGTATGGGTCGTATTGGGACGGGAATCCACCATCGTTGAACGTGAGTTCTTCGATGGTCCTGTCGCTCCGTGCTGATGCTACCCAGAAAGCAAAACTGGAAGCAGTCAACATGGAGATTAACGTCGCACAATTCGTAGCTGAATTCGGCCAAACTCGAAAGTTGGTCGCAGACACTGCAATTGTGCTCGCGAAAGTTTTTCGCGACGTTAGACGTGGACAGCCACTTAACGCTGTGCAACGTTTGGCTCGAGCCACGAGAACTCCCCAAAAGAGAGTTACTCGTCGCAAAGGACCTTTAAAGTCCTTTGACAACCCTAAGGAAACGATTTCTCAAGTCGTTGCCGAAAGGTGGCTCGCACTTCAGTATGGAGTATTGCCTCTCCTATCTGATGTGTACGGTGCGTGTGAGGCCCTTGCTAACACCCTCGTCGGTCGACCTATTCGTTTTACTGCTAAGGCGAATAGTTCTACCCAGGTAACCGAGACTACTGGTAGCAGTCTCTACGATTATCCGTCGCCGTTACTGGCTACGGAAACTCGGGTTACGCAATACCGCTCATCGACTGGTTTCCT